CAACAATCGCGCCGATTTCAGCGGTTGGATCAGTTGTTGGGAAGTTCATCGTCGCGCCAGATGCGGTTTGCATTGTTGTCGAGACTTCACGCATACCGCCGTACATTTTCATCGCAGTCTCAAGCGACTTTTGGTATTCGGTAGCTACTGTAAAACCGCCTTCGGTTGTAGTGCTGCTGCTCATCGCATTGCGAATGTCCGGCGACTGGCGCGACAACATGCGAGCACGATCAGATTCAGACATGTTTGAAATGCCGCCGCTCAAGAATGCTCGCAGTGCTTTTGACTCGTCGCCTTGCTTTGATGGGTCTCGGGTTACTGCATTGAGTAATGTGTCTTTCTGGCCTTCTGGTGTGTCGATTGCAAGCTCAGCGCGTCGCTTCTCGCGGGACAAGTCAACGTCGAGCGCTTCGATCTTGTTCAGCACAGCATCCATTGCATCAGCGTCTGCTTTTGGCATACTGACATTGGCAGGGTACTTGTTGTTGAGCGTGTTGGCTTCTTGGGAAAGCGTATTGCGCAGGTTGCGCAAGTCTTGGAGTTTTGACATAAATACTTTCAAAATTTGACTGCTCGCGCAAGTCGTAGTGACGAAAAAAAAAGCACCCGGAAAGGTGCTTTGCTCAGTTGCGCGAGGCGCGAGACTGACTAGGTAGGCTGTTAAAGCCAAAATGTTTAGACGTAAAAAAACCGCCTCAGGGGGCGGTTGTCGTTGGTTTTAAGTTTGTTTACTGTGAGTCTGCGAACTCTGAGAGACGCAATTTACGATTTAGAAATTCCCGATGCTCTTGGGTGATAGTTTCCGGCTTTACTGGTTGCGCTGGTTGCGCTGGCTTTTCCTGCTTTGGTGCATTTTGAAAAGCCGATAAGTCCCAGCCGTTGTCCATTGTTTTAGCCGGTCCAATTCGGTCGACAAAGCCATTCGTTAAAGCTTCGGCAGCAGTCATCCATGTCTCTGCATCCATCATTTTCGAGATGTCCTCTGCCGACATACCGGTCTTTTTGACGTAGCTGTCAATGATCGTGCTCTCTACTTTTTCGAGCAGATCAGCAGTCTTGCGTAAATCAGTTTTGTCGCCGTAGGCCATACCGCTGGCGTTGTGGATCATAAAGAGCGATTTTTCTGCCATCTCTACCTCATTGCAGGCAATAGCAATACTCGTCGCCGCGCTGGCGCAGAGGCCGTCAATTATTGCGACTGACTTACCCTTGAACGACTGGATAGCCGCAATGATTGCTTTGCTCTCAAAAACATCACCGCCGGGGCTATTTAACCGGACGGTGAGCGTATCAGCGTCGCCGGCTTGGGCGATTGCCTGAATGATCGACATAGCCGAAACGCCCCAATCGCTTGAAATTACATCGTAGACATAAACCGTAGCGTCAGTGCCGTTGCGAACAAAATTGACTGGCGACTTAGCGCGGCTGTGGTTGTCTTTTAATAGCTGTTGGATTTTCATATCTTCTTTCAAGTCAATCGAAACAAAATTTTGCTTATCATTTTGGCTCTGCGCTTGCTACGCCGCCACTTGGAAGTGGAGTTACTGGGGGTACTGCTGTTGCCACGGTGTCGCCGCCTTCAATCGGCGGCAAGAGTTTTAGTCGGCGAACCTCATTAACAGACAACCAACCCGGCTCACCTGCGCGGCCAAGGGCTACACGCAGTGATTCGTTTTCGCTTTTTAAGTCGCCGCGCTCGATGCCTGATACGTCAAACTCAACAAAATACTTCTCACGCATCGGCCAAAACTTACGGTTGATTTCTTGCTCGAATTTACGCAGATCGCGCAGCAATGTGTATTTCACAAAACCGCGACCCATGTTTTCTTGGCCAGTTCCCCAACTACTTGATTTTTCAGTGCTGCCGACCATGTGCGGAGGGACACCTAAAACGCGGCAGATTTCTTCTAAATTCCATGAGCAAGTAGCCAGAATTTGTGAATCTTCGGGCGTCATCGTGAGCTGCTGTACTTTTAAGCCGCCCGTCAAAATCGCAGGCAAGTGCGCGTTACCAGCGCCGCCGTGCCTGTCGTGCCACGTAGTGCGAAGCATCTTTGCTTGATCTTCGGTGATAGTTCCGTCAGTCATCAAAGCAAAGTCAGGCCGTGCGCCATTGCTGAAAAACCGGCCGTTGTAGTCTGCTGTTGCGATGCTTGTGCCCACCGCTTGACGCGCTGCGTAAGTGATGGGACTGGGGCTAGTAAGGCCGTCATAACCGAGCGATGGGATGTGAATCATGTCCGATGGGCTGACGATGTACTGCGAACCTTTAAGCGGCATGACACGATAAAACAGTTCCTCGTCCTCGTTAAAAAACGGAGTAACTCTGAGCGGGTGATGCGCTTTTAAACCGGTAACACGTGTAGAGCGAAAAGATGATCGGAGAATTTCTGCAAAGCAGTCGCCGTGAAATAGTCGCGCCGAGGCCATGTATTCCCAGAACACGGCAGCAGAGATATTCTCATCCGGCTGCTCATTGAGCATCCAGAAATAAGGATGGTCAACCCGTGCGCGGCCTGTAGCGGTGCGCTCGTAGATTGGTAGGGGTAATGTACTGATCGCGCCCGCAATGAGCGCTACGCAAGCGTAGACAGCGCTGACACGTAGTGCTGTGGACTCACTCACAACGGGGCCAGCGCTACTCACTGCGCCGCCGCCGATTAAGTTGGCCAGCTCCTGCACAGTCAAGCTTTGGCGTGTTTCGTTCAAGTTGTTAATCTTCCCCGTCGCTTCCGGGCCATGGCTTAACCGCCACGCGTTGAGCACGGCAGAGCCCGGCGTTTTTGCCTTCGCCAGTGTTTCTGCAAATTTGCTCATAAGATAAATATTCCGGGTGTTGGTACTGTCGCTGGGTTCAAGCTCATCAGCGTTACTGCGTTAAACATCGCCATTAGCGGGTCAATCTTGGCGGTTCCTGATGCCTGTTTTGTGATAATTACTGCGTTGCCTCTTGGCTCAACGCGTGCATTTCCTACACACCAGTTCATCATTTTTTGACCGCCGTGGATCATTCCGCCCTCGGCCAACTTGCGCTCTGCGGTTTTTATCGCACCAGTCATCTTCCAGCCTTGCGATATGCCGACAATCTTTTCTTCAGGTATATCGAACTCAACTAGTGCATCGAGGATGCCGCCTAGCCCTGCTGGGTCAGCACCGATCTTGTCTAGCTTGCCAGTAGCCTCGCAGCGAGATACTAATTCGGCCACCTGGTATACGTCATCTCCGATTCGATCAACCAGCGTTAGATCGCCATCTTTTTCAAAGTCGCGGAATCTTGGTGCCTCGCTTTTTCTTCGCTCTAGCACCGATGGGTGCGCCCAAGCATGAGTCCACAAAAGCCATTCGCGTGAGTTCTTGTCTCGTCCCAGCACTGCAAAGCCTAACAAGTCGTCAAGCCCGCCACCGTCAATCCCAATGTCTATGACTTCGGATCGCTCCAACAAATCATCAAGCGCTAAATTGCGCGATTGTGGTTCCCAAAAATCAGCGCCAGCCCAACGGTCTGAGCGCAGGTTTAAGCCCAACTCAACATTGGCATGTTTTGCCATGTAACCGCGAAAAGATTCAGCCCCAGATTGCTCGGCCTTGATAAATTCTCGTTCTAAAAATTCCTTGTCAACACTAAACCCCAAATTTGGGTTGGTCATCCACATATTCTCAAGCTTCAAGGCATCACCATTCGACACCATTTCGTCGGGATGCTCGAACAGTACAGGCAAAAAAGCGTTATCGACAATCTTGCCGTCTCGAACTGCTCGCGCATATTCAAGTTTTTGCTTAAAAACTCCAGATGGAGGCTCGTCTGACTGAGTGGTCAAGTAAATAATGAAGCCTTCCGGCCTTGACGCAAGACCGCCGAATGCCTCTCGAAACATATTTTCAGCACTTGCGACCTTGCCAAACAAGTGCAACTCGTCTACCAGTACACCTACAGCTTTTAAGCCGCCGACAGTATTTGAGTCAGCCGCCAGAACCTTTAAAGTGGCATTGCTCTCGCGGTGCGTTAAGGTCTTAATATGGCCTTGAGTGTGAATCAAGGTGCTTAGGTCTTCATCCTTCGCCACCATATCGCGAGCTGGTGAAAAAGAATTGTCAGCGACTTGCACTGTCGGGGATAGGATTACAAACTGCGCCGACTGCCGCCAGTTGCGCACCAGCGCGGTGAGCATGATGGCTCCTGCGATCGTACTTTTTGAGTTCTTTTTCCCTACAAGAACAAAAACTTCTCTGATTAACCTGCGTCCTGACTCTGCATCGTAAGAGCCAAATATCGCAGCCGCCAAGTCCAAAACCCACGGTGCGCAAGCGTCGCCAATCGTCGGGCTACCGGGCGCATCAACAATGCGAAGCTCTTTCATCACTGCCAGCGCCGAATCCGCCTCGGCCTTAAATATCGGCGGTGGGATGATGCTCCGACCTTCCCTGATTCGCTCTTGCCAGTCTAGGCATGCAGTAGAGTAAATCGGGGTGTCGTTCATATCAGATGTGTGATGATGTCACTCTTGGCGCGATTAATGGCGGTCCATAACGGGCGAAGGTTCGTAAAGTGGTTAAGAGCAATGACATCTAACTCTGTCTTTGCAGTAGCTACAGGGACAATATGATCAATCTCCCATGCATTCCTGTTTTCCCAAGTCATACCTCTTACGAACTGTCTCTCAATATGAGACTGAAACTCCGGCCAAGTGCAGCCGAGAATTACCGCAACGCGATTGCGCTTTGTGTATCCTTTGCGTCTGAACGCGTCTGCAATTGATGACCTGATTAATCTCTCTGTTTTGTACAAATGATCAGTTTTACGCCTATTCTTTAAGCGATTTCTGATCTTTTGAATATTTTCCGTACGGTACTTTTTATTTCTTGCGCTTTGCCATTCTGGGTTTGCCTTTTCGAAGGCACGGGCTCTTGCATGGTATGTCTCCTTATTTCGTCCATAGTGGGATTGACATGCAGCCCTTTGGCATGGGCGGCATCGATTCCCCAGCTTGCCCGGTTTACTTTTGTGATTAACAAAGTGTTCGGAATTCATTGGGTAAACCACTGAGCAACACACGCACTGCTTAAGCCCTTGACAAGAAAGCCCTTGGTTAATCGAATTAATGGTTGAGCGTCTTGATGCTCGATCTTCCCGTTTATCAATCGCCGTTACGCCAATCGCTTGCCGATCTGCCAGTAACTCGCGTCTGCGAATAGAGTTGCAGGATTTGCACGTACTGGCAAACCCACAAGTCATTCGTGGCTGTGCGTAGAAAAACTCCAGCGTCGCTGGCTTGCACTCTTTGCACTTAGTGCAGGTCTTCACGGGCGATAGAATAGCCGTAGCTGTCATTTGTTGCCTTTCAACAATGATGGTTAGAGGGCTGGATCGCGTTAGTAGCGCTTTCCAGCCTTCGCTTATTTTACCTCTAGCGCCCGTTATTTACCACCAATTTAGGCGGCGCCGCCGCCGCAAACTTACCGCCTGCAACCTTCTTGGCTGCATCCTGCTGCTGATCTTTTTTACCGCCCTCGCCAATTTTGCCGTGCATAAAAGGCATGAGAGTCTTTGCAGCCTCAGCTCTCAATTTCACATCCGCTTCTAAGTCATTCATAAGCGCCAGCAGAAAAACTTTTGGGTCTTTGTGCGCCAACGTCTCACCGACAGGCACAGGGATGATTAAGCGCTGCGTTTCGGCTGGCTTACGCCCTGCGCCTATGCGCTTGCCGCCGCCACCTTTCATTCCCGGTTTACCTGCCATTTTGATTCCATTTTGATTTGCCTTAAAGGGCGATTTTTTGTCCGCGTGTGATCAAGGTTGGTTTACAACCCGAAGGGGTTTCAGACTTTCGCCCCCCCCTACCTTCCCCACCGCTTCCTCGATTCGTCCGCCGTTTTTGCAGCGTGACATTGAATGCATCTCACGCGAAGGTTGTTGTCATCGTTACTGCCGCCTTGCTCAAGCGGCTTGTCATGGTCAATCTCATTGCAAGGACTTATTCGTCCGCAATCAACACATGAGTAATTGCCTGCAATGAGCACTCTGCGTCTGATGGTCATCCAAGTCCTGCCGCGTATGCGCTCAGTAGTTCCTGCTTTAGTTTCAAGTACTGGCAACTTTGTGATGCTGATCGCTTTAAGCCTATCGCCTATGGTTTTAAGCTTCACATTGATACCTCAGTAATGTCACCCATTGGTCTAGCCTTGCAGCCTGAGTGATGCCGCTGGGTCACTGCTTGATCCCGCCTGCCCGTGCGGTTTAGGAGAGCCAGCGATTTAACCCGCGCTGGCCTAACTCAAGCTGCTAGTAATGACGGGTGAAGGTGCGGG